ACTGGATCTGTCCAAATTTGGCTTCAAGTTGATTGGCAATATGGGTTAGAACATATAAAACCAGATGGTTCGGTGGTTACAATTAGAGCTTATCCCGATGATAATTGGGCTAAATCTAATTACTATACAATTCCTAATTTTCAAATGGAAGATAAATTAAGACTTACTGCACATAATATAGGTGGTAAGGCTGGTATTCTTACTCGAATCGAACATACAGAGGGAACAGGAAAAAAAGGTGTTTATCAATCAGGAGATCCAGAAGCAGATTATGATTTACCTGATGACGATGCAGATGATACATTTTCTGTTGATAATCCTGGTGTATGGAATATTACACAAGTAAATGGTGAAGATTACACTGCTGGTACTAAAGTATTACACGATTATGCAGATGATGGTGATAATAGTTTTTGGAAATTAAAGAATATACATAAAAAATTAAAAAAATCTGCATGGATATGGGCCCAAGAAACAGAAAGTAATCAAACAGTTATATTTGAATGGCAACCAAATGATATAACTTCTAATATCTGGAGATATCCAGATCCTAACCTTTATTCTGATGCAGTAAAACCATCTGCATGGACTGATGGATTTAATTGGTTTTCATATGGAAATAATCTTGATAGGAGATTTGATAGGTCACATTGGCATAGTGCTTGGGTAGGACATCATGCTAAATGGGTTGCAGGTGAAGGTGAATTTGGTGAAACTTGTATGAAGTTTATTGACCTTAATTCAGAGTTTGGTGCACCTAACCATCAAAATTATCAAGGAGAACATAGAACAGCATTCAATGAAGATGAAAATCAACCTGAAACATTAGCACATAGATGGTTGGGAATTGCACAAAACTTACCACATAAATTTAAAAGTCAAGGAATTAAAACTGGAGACCAGATAACAATATCTTGGAGTCAAAAATCAGACACACCAAATAAAGGTGCAGTTGTTGGATTGTATCATCGTAAGAAAAGTGATGGAGCAGGTACTTGGGGAGATGATGGACCAAGTGGTGTTTGGGGTAATAATATGTCTACGGTTGGTAATGATGAGAATGGACTTCCTATGCAACAAGCATGGGAAAGGGAATGGTTTAGATATAAACCAGTTTCAAAAGTTGGAAAATGGGAAAGAGTTAGTTATAATGCAATAGTAGATGATAATATTGATTTGGCCAACCTTTCTACACTTTATGTTTATGGTCATTACGGTCCAGAGGGTATTTTGTGGGTACAAAATGTTCAAATTCAAATAACTGAAAATGTATCTAAAGTTGAAGCATTTCCAGTAACAAGTGATTTGGTTGGTGAAATCTCATCTGTTAGTGGAAATACAGCAACTTTAATTACAGACTATACAAGTTTGGCTCCAGCTGGTACAGTATTTAATAATGAAGCCAACATACAGAGGTGGAATACATTTACAGAATTTTATGTTGATTATACTTCTTCTTTGGCACAATCATCTCCTGTGTATGGTTCGTTACGAGGTGATATTGAAAGTATATCTGGTAATAGTATTACTTTAAAAAATACTTACACGGAACTCGGTGAACAAGATGGACATGATTTTAATAATACATTAGATATAAATCAAAGTTCTAATTTTGATAAATGGTTTATACAATATCCAAACGATAATCAAAATGATTTAAGTAAATTGTTAAAGTTGGGTCCTAATAATTATAGTTTAATAACAAATTTTAAATATGATACTCAAGAGTTTCCTGAATATCCACATTCTTTGGTTTATAAATTATACGAACCATTGTCAGATGAAATTCAAGAAAAAGATTATGTAACAGTTGTTAGGGAAATGATTCCACCAAAAGAGGAAACTGCTACACTTGTTCCGTTCATCGAAGATTGGGTTAGTGATGTAGTTTTAAGAACTCCTGAATTTGGTAATACTGATACACCAATAGGTGCAGGTCAAACAACATTTAAAAATTACACTCAATTAACATCAGCCGATACTGGAATAAAAGAGAGTATCGAAAATGAACTTATAAGTGGTAGCTTTAGTGCAGACATTAATGTTGATTTTAGTAACTTTGAAAATTTTATACATTTTAGTTCTGCAGAACAGAGAGTTAAAAACTTTAAATATAAGTTAGATTTAATACAACAATATACAGATAGAAGTGCTTCAATAGCAGGATCACCAGCTAATTCAGCTGGATTATATGGTGTAAAGGCAAATCCACAGGGTTATCTATTAATTTCTGGATCTTCAGATTTCCACCCACAGAATACTCCCGTGAGTGGTGCCATAAAACAAGTACAACATTGGGAATCACAACGCCGTGAAACTATTAATTCATTTGATAAATTTGAAAAGTATATGTTTGAGAAAAGCTCTTCATACACGAGTGAATCTGTTCAAGTTTTTCATGATAATGCTTGGCCAAAGGAATCTGGAGATGGAACATATTCCAATCCATATATTTTATATAGAACTTCACAATCATTGGCAAGTAATTGGTATACTAATCAATTAGTTTCTGCATCTGATTATGATAAGGCAAATAAGAATAGATTAAAATCACATCTACCTATGTTTGTCCAAGACGATAGTGAAAATGATATTTTTTTAAAATTCGTAGATATGATAGGTCATTATTTTGATGATATTTGGGTATTTATTAAGGCCATGATAGATGTTCATGATAGGAGAGATAAACTTACCGAGGGGATGGCAAAAACTTTATTAGAACCAGTAGCGAAATCCCTTGGGTGGACGGTTCACGATGGTAAAGATTTAATTTCATTACCACAATATATGTTTGGAATGACCGTTTCTGGTTCAGAAAAACCAAAGGAATATTCAATAACTCCTGATAGAGATATATCAAGAGAAATATGGAGTCGTATTATAAACAATATGCCTTATTTCTTAAAAACAAAAGGAACTGCACGGGCAATTAAAGGTTTGATAAGTTGTTATGGTATTCCATCAAGTATATTACGAGTTATGGAGTATGGAGGACCTAAACTACCAGGACAACCAGCAGACCATATGTTGATAAAAAGATTTACCAAAGCATTAAATTTTTACGGAGCTTCAAATAATACATATGTTACTACTAATAGTTGGTTTCCAGTAATATCGGGAAGTTCAGCAACTAATAGAGTTCCCGACACAATAGAATTTAGATTCAAAGCTGTAACTGGTTCAAATCAAATATTAGTAAGGCGAGATACGGATTGGGCCATTAGATTGAAAGATAATGCTTCGTCAGATAATCGTGGTCATGTATCATTTATGTTGAGTGGTAGTAACGGATATCTTGAAGTTTCTTCATCTCAACTTCCAGTATATGATGGTGATTTTTGGTCGGTAATGTTAACAAGAACACTATCTGGATCTGGATTATTTGTAACAAGTGATACTGGTAGTTTAGATGTGGCATATACATTATACACTAAAAAATATGATGCGGGTAGAAGTAAGATAATTTATGATTCAGAAGAGTCCTTGATAATAACTGGTTCTGCAGGAGTCAATCCAAGTTCATATAATATTGCATATTCGGGAAGTGGAACATCAGTTACATTGGGTGGTCCACAAGAGAATACATTTTTTGGAGAATCATTTAGTGGTTCTATGATGGAATATAGAAATTGGACTACGGCACTAAAAGAAACTGCGTTTGATAATCATGTGGCTGCTCCAATAGCATTTGATGGTAATACACCATCTGCATCTTGGGAAGATTTAGTTACTCGATATTCATTTGATGACGATAAAGATTTAAGTGTATCTGAAAATCAATGGTTTAATGATGTATCAGCAGACCAATCATTTACTGCATCAGCTACACCAAGTAATTATACAACTTTAATGGGAGATCATTTTTCACCAGTAGTAGATGAAACAAAGATGAAAGTTCCTAATTTGGGCCCAAGTGTATTTTCATCGAATAAATTAAGAATTGAAGCAGATAAAAGAATTGATAAGGTTGGTAATCCAATTTTAAAATTTAAAGAAAGTATAACAATACCAGCTTACGATAACGCACCAATAGATTCTAATAAACTTTCTATTTTCTTTTCACCATCCGCAGCTATAAATGAAGATATTATAACTTCAATGCCTAATCTTGATTTTGACCAATACATTGGTGATCCACGAGATCAATACAAAGAAGAATATGATGGGTTGAGAACGGCAAGAGATTTATATTGGAAGAAATATTCGGGACCAAATAATTTTTGGGATTATTTGAGATTGTTAAAATATTATGATAGCTCTTTATATAAACAAGTTAGAGATTTAGTTCCTGCTCGTGCCAATGCAAGTGTTGGTATTTTAATTGAGCCCACTATACTTGAGAGAGATAAGATTATTATTGGTAAAGAACCTATTATCGAGCCTTCTCATCATGTTACATTGATTGAAGTTGGAAATCAAATTTCTGAAAGTGCATTTTATCAGACATATGAGGATAATATGAATTGGTCAGTTCCGTTTGGTATTAATAAAGAAAAAATGGAAACGGGATCATATATTTCATCTTCTGCAAAATATGAATCATTCGAAACTAATTTAACATATACGGATCCATTTAGAGTAAATTATTATACACAACTTAGTGGTTCAGAACCAAGAGGATTTATTTCAGCATCAGCAATGGAAATAACTCCAGAGATGTTAAATACTTTGCCTCTGAATTTACACGATCCACATAGAATAAGTAACAGAACACAATTAACTGGTTCTGGAATTGCATTATCAGCAGATTTAGTTTCATACAATGCACCAAGTGATACTTTATCACAACAAGCATCTGGAACTGGTTCTTTTGTGTTGAAACATATTTTAGAAAGACCAGCATTGTATGATATAGGTGATAAAGACGATAGTGGATGGTATGGAACTGATTATTCTGGTTCTACTATTCAGTATGGAAGTGTTAAAACTATATTTGAAGAAGTGGTAATGCCACGATATGATAGAAATGTATTATCAAGATTTAATGATGAAGTAGAATACCATTATGGTAATGATGAAAGTGCATCAAAACATATACCAAATTCATCAAGTTTTGTTAGAACTGATTTGGATAATAGATGGGATGAAGCAATAGGAACGGAAAGACTTTTTTACGCTGGATGTGTTCAGACAGATGAATCAACGGTAGCAGATGGTGCTAATAATTACGCTGACAACACACCACCAATAGATGTAGTTTTGGTATCACCAACTAAATTAGTAACTTCTGATAAAACAAATACCAAGATGGATGTAAAAAACAAATAGTGAAAAATTAAAAAGGATTATATTTATAAGTGAAGAATAACAAGTTTTAGTATGTCGAATCTTATAAATTATATAAAATCCGAATTATTACATAGGAGAAAAAACAATGGGATATTTAGATAATTCAAGCCGAATCTTAGACGCTATATTGACAAAGAAAGGTCGAGAAATTTTGTCAAGTGGTGGAGATTTTAATGTTACCAAATTTGCGTTAGGTGATGATGAAGTTGATTATGCTCTATGGGATACAACTCATACCAACGGAACTGATTTCTATGGTGCAGTAATTGATAATTTACCAGCACTTGAACCTTTCAACGATCCTTCAGAGATTATGAAGTATAAACTCGTAACAAGAAGTGAAGCTACTGAAGCTATGGCAAAGTTAGAGGATCAAGGTAATACGAGTACTGAAATGTCGGGTTTAAAATGGTATGCAGCAGCTGGAACAGGTAATTCTAATAGAGTATCTATTCTACCAGCAGCTCCAAATAATTTTCAAGGAATGTGGCCAAAAGGTGAGTTGAGTGGTGGTAACAATGGAAGTGGAAATTTTAATGTTGGACATATTTCCAACTTTAATGAAGGTAATAAGGATCATGCCGATTTAGCGGGTGAAACATATACAGTAACTTTGTTAGATTCGAGTGTTGCGTGTTTAGCACCTGAATATGACTGGGATGAGACATCTGGTGGAGCACCAATAAAAATAATCCAAGCTGTGGGATCACCAAATACTGGAATGTCAGGTTCAGATATATTTTGGATGCCTTTTGTAGATAATGTACAGCATATATCACAAACAATGTCTGGATTAATAAAACAAGGTAATAAATTTACAATACCAAATGATGGTAGAGATTTATTAATATATGGTAAGAAGATATCTGCAACAGCAACAACTTCAGTTATGATTATGGGAGAACTTTCAGGAGCAGTAATAGAATTTGATGTAACAATTACTAAATCATAAGGTAAAAAATGGGATTTATAAATAATACAGCGTATATATTGAATGCAGTATTAACCAAAAAAGGTAAGCAATATCTTTCAAAAAGTGATGGTAAATTTAATATTACAAAATTTGCATTAAGTGATGATGAAATAGATTATACTTTATGGGATACGGCACATCCGTTGGGAACTGATTATTATGGTGCTGTATTGGAATCTACTCCAATGGTAGAACCTTGTGTAGATCCTGAAGTGGTGATGAAATATAAATTAATTACTATGCCAGAGGGAACTAAAGCGTTACCATATATCAGTAATGTAACACCTAATTCCTTACTTGGTAGTAATGCATTACAAACTTCATATAATCCTACTTTACCAGTAGCATGGTCATTTGATGATCATTTAATTAATCCATCTACTAACGGAGCAGATGGATCATTTTCAGCAGAAAAATATAGTTTCTTGGTATTAAATAAAAATGTTGTTGATATAGCAACAGGACAAGGGGATAGTGTTAATTTTAATGTTGGAGCAGTTTATAACGAGGAAAGTGGTAGAACAAGTAAAAAAGTGATTGATAATGTTGCAACAATAAGAACACAAGAAGGAACACCTGGAACATCAAGAGAAACATCAATTATTATTACTGGTCAAATGTCAGGAGCAATTTATGTTTTACCAGTAAAAGTTAATTATGTAGATAATACACCAACGGAGTAAGATTATGGGATTTATAGATAAGAGTACTTTAGCTGTAGACGCAGTTCTTACGAACAAAGGTAGGGATTATTTAAGAAAGGCAGTATTTGGTGAAAACCAAAATGGTGAACATATTATTACTAAATTTGCATTAGCAGATGATGAAATTGATTATGGTTTATGGGATGAAACCGTAAGTGATACTACAACTTTTGCAAAACCATATGGACAAGTGATTGATAACATGCCATTAACAGAACCAAATGTAAATTGGAAAACACCAACAGATAGTGGAATTATGAGATATTTTATATTTAAAACAAATATAAAAGAGAGTTAAAGTGAGTGTATTAGGTTCAAAACAAATAGGTAAGGATGGAATTGGGAAACCACTGGTTTTGAATGGAATTGCAGGAGTTAGATTGAAGGCAAAATCAGTAACAGCACCAAAACAGACTACTTTAAAAATTACTGGTAATTCATCGGGAGCGACTTATACGATAGATATTTTAAATAAACCAGGAGAAAAATCTGCTGGATATAATCCACCACCAGTAGGTGACGGAACATCTGGACCAGTTTCATCTTTTACTCATAGTATATCTAATGTGGGTGGTAATGGTAACACAGGACAACAAAATAATCCACCATCAGATAATAGTAAGGATTCAGATATGAAAGGAATTTATAATAATTTAAAGTAACAATATGGGATATTTAGATAAATCAGAACAAACTGTAACGGCTCATTTTACAAGAAGGGGTAGAGAACTTTTGGCGGAAGCACTTTCTGGTGATAGAAGTGGAAAATATATAATTACAAAATTTGCATTAGCTGATGATGAGGTTGATTATTCTTTATATGAAGAAAATTTATCAACAAATTTACGAGGTAGAGTTATAGAGAATATGCCAATGCTTGAAACTCCTGTTAATGAGCATGAAGTAATGAATTCTTTGATAAGTATACCAACACCTCCTGTAGCTTTAAAAACTGAATTAGCAAATATACCAGCCCAAATTACTTTACAAGGACAGGAGGATATAATTGATATTAGTCCTGAAACTGATAATTATGATGGATCAGAAACATATGAATTTGTACTTGGACACGATAATTTGGTTGAGATGTTTGATGTAAATAACCCACCAGTATCAGATTTCATGTTTACAGTAGATAGTCAAGGTTCACCACCTAATGGAACACCACCATCGGCTAACTTTAACTATAATGTAATGTAGAGGAGTATAAGATGCCAGTAACACAAAATATAGCACCACTTACTATTAGTTTTTCTAATACATCACAAGGTGATAATTTATCATATTTATGGAATTTTGGTGATGGTGGAACATCAACAGCACCAAATCCAACTCACACTTTCCAAGCTGGAACTTGGGAAGTTACTTTGACTGTAACTAATGATAATGGAACGGATGTAAGTTCGGCCGTAATAGTTGCAACATCACCAAATGGTGGAAATTATGGGTATGGTGGTGGATATTAATAAAAGTAAAAATTTAATGAGAATATATTAAGTGTATATTTATACATAAGGAGATAAACAATGAGTTCAATAGACAATTTTTTCACAATCTTAGAAGGTTCAGATAAAAGGACGAACATTCCGAGTACTATATCTTCTCCAGTATGGTCTGGGGGGTCAGCTACTTTGACGGCCTTTTATACGAGTTCTACTCAAAGTGGAAGTAGTGGTAATTACTATTATGATGTATATAATAAAGTTGGAAGTGATTCAACACGAGAAGTTCAATTTGCAGTAGCTTATGGACATTTTCATGGAAGTGGTTCGTTATCCACATCTGCAGGAAATAACCCAACAAAGGCCATATATCGTCAGTTTAGAAATATTTGTCTAAAAAATACAACAAGTGCAACTAAATTTAATTTTAATGCAAATGGTGATGGTACTACTTATAACGCAGACGATATTTTTGTAATTAATGTCAACAGAGCACGATACAGAGAAAAGTTAGACCCAGGTAATTGGGAATTACATTTAAGTGGTAGTGGTGATTCTGAAACAACTTTCTTAAAACTAATTGATGATAGTGAAGCAACTGCAGATTCATCAGTAAAAGCTTCTGAAAGAGTTTTTAATATTGTTAGTGGTTCTATATCAAGTGGAACTTCTGTAATTAAGACAACTGCAATAGACCAATCAGCTACAAATGGTTCATACGGATATGTATATCCAGAACTCGGTATTATTGTATTAAACGCAACAGCAATTTCATCATCTTTAGCAGGTTCATCAGCATTAGCTAATGGACTTAAAGTTCCTAAATCTGCAGCAGCAAATGACAATACAGCATATGAATTAGTAGAATCAATTGTAGGTGGAGCTAAATTTCAAGCTCGTAGAGAAGAACAAATAAAATCTTCTCATTATTTCTGTAGAGTTAGGTCTGATGAATACAATTACAGTCAAAATCCAACTTATTATTCGGGAAGTTCAGCAGAACTTCAGAATCAGACTTTTATTCAAGATCCTAAGTCATATATCACTACGGTTGGTCTATATAATGATAATAATGAGTTATTAGCT